TGAACAAAACTTTGCTGGTAACGCTGGTACACTTGGTGTAACAACTGGTACTCCTGCTATTGGTGCAACAACTGTTGGTGTTGACAATGGTGGTGGTTCTGCTGGTGCTGGTGGTTCTGCATATAATGTCGGTGACATTGTTCACTTCCAAGAAGCAGACGGACAACAGTACGAGGTTACTGCAATCTCAACAGACAATCTGACAATCAGACAACTAGACAATCCAAACGGTGGTGGACTTAAAACTGCACTTGCTGCTGCGACTAATGTTCGTAGACGTTGGAGATACTATGACTTGTTTGATGGTGCGCCTGGCACATCAACTTGGGCAACCGACAAAGGTATCTCTAATGATGAGATGCACGTTGTTGTCTTTGATGGTGGTGGAAACGTAACTGGTTTTGACGCTGATCTTGCTGGACAAAGAGGAAACGCTGCAATGGAAACTTATCCATTCGTTTCTCAGGCATCTGGTGCTAAGACTGCACAAGGTGGAACTAACTTCTATGCAAACGTAGTGAACACAGGTTCGTCTTTCGTAAGATGGATGGATCACGACAGTTCACTTTCTAATGCTGGAACAGATGTTGCATCTGGTGCTGCATACGCATCAACTGCTGGTAAAGCAGGTGTTATTAATGCATCTCTTACAGGTGGTGTAGACGCTGACCCATCACTGGGTGAGTTGGACACTGCATATCAGTTGTTTGCTGACGCTGACACTGTTGACATTAACCTTGTGATGGCAGGAACTGCTCCTACTGGTAGTACAAATGGTATTACACACGCAACTAATGTTATGGACTTGGTAGAAGCAAGAAAAGACTGTATCTGTTTCATCTCTCCTCGTAGAGAAGATGTTGTGGGTATCACAAGTTCAATCACTCAGACAAACAATGTAGAAGCATTCTTTGACAACCTTGCATCTTCTTCATATGCAGTATTCGATAGTGGATACAAGTATATGTACGACAGATACAATGATGTGTATAGATATGTACCATTGAATGGTGACATTGCTGGTTTGTGTGCGAACACTGACCAAGTTGCTGATGCATGGTTCTCCCCTGCTGGTTACAACAGAGGACAAATCCGTGGTGCAGTTAAACTTGCATACAACCCAAATAAAGCACAAAGGGATATTCTTTATCCTGCTCGCATTAACCCTGTTATTTCACAGGCAGGTCAAGGAACATTCTTGTTTGGTGACAAGACTGCTCTTTCTAGACCTTCTGCGTTTGATAGAATCAATGTGCGTAGATTGTTCCTCGTTCTTGAAAAAGCGATTGCGACTGCATCGAAATTTCAACTCTTTGAGTTTAACGATTCATTCACAAGAGCACAGTTTAAGAACTTGGTAGAACCTTTCTTGAGGGATGTGCAAGGACGTAGAGGTATTACTGACTTCTCAGTAGTCTGTGACGAAACCAATAACACTGGTGAAGTTATTGACAGAAACGAGTTTATCGGTGACATCTTTATTAAACCTGCTCGTTCAATCAACTTTATTACACTGAACTTTATCGCCGTAAGAACTGGTGTCGAGTTTAGTGAGGTAGGAGGATAATTATGAGTATAGATATTTTCAAAAGTAGACTTCGTGGTGGCGGCGCTCGTGCTAACCAGTTCAGAGTTTCACTTAACCCTCCGGCAATCACAACTGGATTGATACCAGAAAATGCAAGTTTCATGGTTAAGGCAGCAAATCTGCCTGGACAAGCTATCACTGAAATTCCTGTCAACTTTAGAGGTAGACAGTTATTTGTTGCTGGTGATAGAACATTTGAGACTTGGACAACAACCATTATGAACGATACGGATTTTGCGGTTCGTAACGCCATGGAAAGATGGATGAGTGGTATCAACGACTTGGAAACAAGTATTGGTGTTTCAGACTTGAGTCTTTATACTTCTGATATTCTTATTGATCAGTTGGATAGAGATGATAGTATTCTGAAATCTTACACTCTAAAAACTTGCTGGCCTACTGCAATTGCAGCAATCGACTTGAATATGGATACTGTAAGTGAAATTGAAACCTTTGATGTGACATGGAGATACACATCATTCTCTGCAAGTAGTGTTTAATCTGGTTTTACAAACTTACTAAATAGTAAGGTAAAATTAGGAGAACTTTAGTATGGCGGAACTTTTTGGTTTCAGAATCACAAAAGCGAATCAGGGTGGGAGTAGAGATGGATTCTCTGCTCCCTCTACTGACGATGGCACCCTTGATGTAGTATCAGGCGGTGGACATTATGCTTCTGTCCTTGATATGGACGGGCGTGATAAAAATGAATTAGACTTAATCAGACGATATCGTGACATTGCACAACAACCAGAGTGTGATAGTGCTATTGAGGATATCGCAAATGAAGCAGTTGTCTCTGACGAAAGAGGACAATCTGTTTCTATTTCCCTCGACAGATTAGATCAATCCCCAGCAATCAAATCGAAAATCAGAGATGAGTTCGATGAGGTTTTGCGTTTGCTCGACTTCAATGCAAAAGGACATGATATATTCAGACGTTGGTATGTTGATGGACGTATCTATTATCATAAGATTATTGATACAAAATCACCTCGTAAGGGAATTAAAGAAGTACGTTACATTGACCCTCGTAAGATTAAGAAGGTCAGGGAACAAAGAAAAGAGAAAGAC